CCTCCCCTGGCTTCTCAACAGAAGCCCTCTCGACGTTCAAAACGTCGGGTCTGCGTGCAGGGTCACCAGTCGGGTGACCAAACGCAGCAGATTCCTACTATAGGTCAAAGTATCTCTAGTAGGAAGGTGGAGTTGGAGTTTGGGACTTGGGAAATGCCGCATTGCGACCATTTCTACAAGACCCACTTGAACTTGGACGTTCAACCGCTGTTTCGGTTGCCGATAGAAGTCATTGCCTTAGGGCAACGCTTTCGGCTCCGTCAGGGCTCCATCCATCCCTCAGGTAAGGCTATACTGACAGTACAGCCTCCTGAGAGACTTCCAATGCTCTCAATTCAGGAGTATTATGCCCTTTGGGCAGAAGACATCCTCCGAGCCCGGGCGCAAACCGCCAAGGTTTCGGGGGATAAGGATCGCCATCTACGTCGTTATACGCGTAATTTGACGGTCCTTTCCTTTATGAGGGCCACTTGGGACGCTCTGCTGACATCCTACCAGTTGGTAAGGAGTCAACAGATGGCCAAGTACGGCGTATTCCTTGAGGCTCTAAATTCTAGAGGTCATCAAAGCATACGCAGGTTCAGGTCACAACTTTTGGACCATCCCCTTGAGGCAGCAAAGCGCCTCAAGGCCGCAGCCCAAGCAAATCGTGCTTGGTACTTCGGCGGACCAAAACCAACAGGAAGGCTGTTGGTTTTCCGGGATAAGAGGAGCGCTCTTACAGCAAGTTTTGCTGCAAGAGCTTTGCCCCCTGGTCCGAAGGACAAAGAAGGGTTAGCCGGGCTGGTTGAGAGACTTACGTCCTCTCCAGTTCCTGAGCCCCCTTCCTGGAAGCCTTTTGTTAAGGCGTATATTGAGCGTTGGGCTCCCAAACGGGAGAACCAACCGTCTCTTTATACGATGCCTTCCAACAACGCCGCCTTGGGGTACCCAAGGAGCGTTGGAGGGCACGTCACCGCAGTACAACATCTTGTTGTACTGGGTGAAGCCTTAGCAAAGCGCAACTATGACAGACGCCTAGGCACCGGCGAGTGGTATGAAAGGCCACTCGACGTGCCTTCTGTTGACCGTCTTCCTGACGGGTTCACAGATGTACAGTTACACCATCTCATGGATGGGACTGCACAGGGAATCTTGTCTCAGTGGAAACAATATGGGGAAAAAGAAGACCCCAATTTCACTGGGCCATGGGGTCATCTCGTTGAGAAGTTGCCCCACGTCTCTCATTGCTTCCGTTTCTACTTATGGTTAGGAGTAGAGTATGTCATGGATTCCATGCCATACTTACCCATCCTACCCATAGTAGCAGAGGAGAAGGGTTTGAAGACCAGGTTTCCAACTTGCTGCCTTACGGCAGCAAACCTGGTTCAACAAATCCTGCGAAGGGCGCTCGATCATGTCATGATGAACGACCCTCGCTTCTCTCAAGCTCTTGGTGGCCACAAAGACATTGATTTGTCAGGTGAACACGGTCCCTGGTACTCCCAGGACGCAACCGCGGCAACTGATTATCATGCCCAGTGGCTCACGCAAGGAGTGTATGAAGCAGTTGCGGATAAATATCCACAGCTGGGTCCTTACAGACGATGGTTTCCAAAGCTGTTCGGGCCGAAGAAGTTGTTGGTAGGATCTACCAACAAAGACCTCCTTCCTGCCTCCTTGTTTGAGAGCTTCCCAGACGCCCCTTACTTACCCCGACCGAGTAAGCAAGCGGGTCACCTGGGCGACCGACCCGTAGACGTGATTCACGTGTACGGGGAATGGTTGCGCTTCTTGCGCGGAGTAGACGGCGTGGTAACGTCGACAGGACAGATGATGGGAGACCCCACATCTTTCCCTCCTATGATGCTACATACTTTGTATGCAGCAACACAGGCCCTCAAATCCCACCCTTACACACGTAAGGAGGAACGAGGGGGTTACCACAAAGGCCTCCGTAGAGGCGAACCCGTGTTGAAGGGTGTGGGGGATGACGCTCAAAAGCCCAGATGGACTCATGCGCGTCGCCGTGCTTACGATGAAACTTTCGTAAGCATGGGTGGAAGGCTTTCCAAAGGAAAGTGCTTCCATCATCCCAGCCGCTCCATCCTGTGCGAAGAAATCTTCGAACATGGTGTTGCGGTACCCACATTCCTCACAAGTGTGTTGGTAGCACCTCCTGGGGGCTCCAAAGGTAGTGTTACCTGGAGTTCCCAAGCCGCCGCTATCCGCGGCGACCCATTGAGAGTTACGAGTCATTTCTCGAACTCAATGTGGAGGTTTTCCCCGTACTATTATACGTGGAAACTAGCTGACAGGCTAGGCTTACCAATTGCGGCGCCAACAGCATACGGGGGACTAGAGATTCCTATAGTCCCACGTAGAAGTTTGACGCACAATGTGCCTTGGCTTCGGTATCTGTCCCAAGCTCCCTTGTCCGGTTTGATAGGGGGGTTGGGGCTCGCCGTTGGCCAGCCTTCTGCAGCATCACCTTGTGACAAGGCTGCAAAAGACTGGCTTGAGAAACTACTCCTCGACGTTAAAGTTTTTAAACGTTGTGGAATGGAGCTTCTCAGCCAAGACTCGTTGGGACCAGATGCCTTGCTTCGGTTATCCTTGAAAAAAAGGGTACCGGAGAGCACTAGGCCAGGTCCGAGGTGCGGAGTTTTACTTCCGCCCTCCTGCAGAAATTGAGAGCCAACACGCACCTTCGGTACGTGTTGCTGCTCGGAAATTCTGGCAGAAGGTCTCAAAGGCAAAGCATACGCCGGTCACGACGTATGCTGCTACCAATGAGGACCTCTTGCGGAAACAATGTTTGTACTTTGTTTCCGAGTCTGGGGGAGGGTATCTACCAACTCCTGAAGGACCGAGAGCTTCCTACGGACTGGAAGCCTCGGGGGTCGTGAAGGTGCGTCAAACTGCACCTTCCGTACTCCGTTGGGGCTGATACCCTAGCCCAGGGCAATGACCTAAGCAAGTCAGAAACTGTCACTCTCACTTAACTTGTAGAAGTTAAGCTCGTGGATGTATCCGAAAGGGTAGATCGCCTGAG